ATGTTAAAAGACAAATTCCAAATACAATGCTTGGTGAGGAACGATTCGTCCTCAATCAGTTGTGTCGGCAAAAGAGTGGCAGAGTCGCTTAGGAATGTTTTTGATGTGTCGATTTGTAGTGTTTCCAATCCGATTGAGGGCCAAACGTATTATCGGTGTGATGTCGGGCTGGGGTATGGGCTTGTCCAGGACCTCATCTGGTTGAGGCCTTACCGTAAAAGAATAATTGGGCTTGTCTGCGAAGACGACCTTACAGATGAAGAAATAGACCTCATTAGAACTATCAATCCTCACGAGATTTGGGTCCCAAGCACATTCTGCCATGGGAAGTTCAAGAAGGTCGGATTAGGGAGTTTATGCGCCATCGTTCCACATGGGGTTCCAGCTTTTCCGGTCAGAGCAGCAGAAAGAAAAAAGACAGGCAATGTTTTGATGATTTTTAATTCGTATCCATCTATGGGAATACATGTCCATAGAAAGGGAATTTTAGAAACTATCGAAGCCTTTAAAGAGTTGCCACATGATTTGATTTTAAGAACAGAAAAAAGACCTTATTACCAAAAACATCTTGGTGATATGAAAAATGTAGGATTTGTGACGGAGCGAGTCGAAGATCTTTCAACGCTTTTTGATCAATGTGACGCCGTTCTCTGTCCTTCTCACGCGGAAGGATTCGGGTTAGTAGGCCTTGAGGCCCTAGCTCGTGGCATTCCTTTAATTTCGACAAAGACCGGGAATGATTATCTTCAAGACGATGTTTCTTACATTCACATCGACTTACCAGTAACGGCAGAAAAGATTAAAAATTCAATTGAAGTGCTGTATAATGATTTTGATCATTATTCTAAGGCTGCAATTTCGCAGGTCCCTAAAATTTATGATCGATATTCGTGGCCTAAAATAGGCGAAGCTATTGTCCAAAGAGCAAAAGGTTTTATTGGGAGGACGTATGGAGACAAGTTGTGAGCCCATTTCCCCGGATATAAAGCAATGTAGTGCCAGGGAGTGCATAAGAAGGATAAAAGAGATTAACGATCTCATCGCCAGTAAAGAGGTGGTCATATTGAATGATTTGGGTTTGATGACCGCAAAAGGATGGAAAATAGATACTGTTTTCCAGGCAGAAGATGAAAGTTTGACGTATGGCAACGCAGTAATATCTTCAAATAATAAATTTCCGAAGCATTACCACAAGGAGAGTGTCGAGGTATTCGTAGTAAATAAAGGCAGTTTAAGCGTTCATTTTTTGGACACAGACGATGTCATAACTGTTCACGCAGGAGATGGTAAGAATTTTTTGTATATTGAGCGTGGGAGAGAGCATGTCGTTTGGAGTGATGCGCCTGAAACACGCATTTTTTTTATGATTGTCCCATCCGATAAAGGCTACCCTAAATTATGAGCGACTCAGAAAACCAGATGAAAGAGGGTGGGAAATTTGTGTCTGAGTTCACGTTGTGGCGAGGTTATGTGACCAGGGCTCTTGAGGACATGTGCGGAGATATTGAAAAGAACTCCGATTCGATTGGCTCTCAGGGGAAAAAGGTCCATGACAACGCGAAAGAAATCTTTGGCTTAAAAATAAAAGCAGGAATATGGGGGCTATTTGGTGGCATGGTTTCTGGCGTTGCGGCCTTGTTGATATATCTGCTCTCACAATGGTTAAGAACGGGGGCACACCTACCTTCACCATAGTTTGAAAAAAAATTAAAAATAAGAAAGTTTATGTATTATAATGAGCATCGTGATTGAAAGTAAACAGATCTAAAAACAAAAGGAGAGGTCTTATGGAAAACAAAGAGAATCAGGGCTTAGATAACCTCCTCAAGGATATCGATTCTTTTTTAGCTGCGAAAGATGAACGTGTCGTAAAAGCTAAAGAAGACGATGACGAGGTGAAGGACGAGAAGAAGGAAGAGAAGAAAGAAGAAAAAGAAGAGAAGAGTGCTAAGAAAGCAAAAGATGAAGATGATAAGAAAGAAGAAAAAACTGAAAAGGGTCCAGCCGAAGGCGGTGAAGATAACATTGGGCATGTGAAGGATCTTCCCTCTGACGCTGCTGGTTGGTCCAGCAAGAAATCCTTCGAGGCAAGCCCAGAATACCAGGAGTTAATTATGCTAAGAAAAGCGGAAGAAGATCGTAAATTTGAAACCATGAACAAGAGTTTTTCAACTCTTGCTGATGGACTGTCAGTATTGACGAAGAAGGTTGAAGAGATGTCAAAGGCTCCTGTTTCTGAGCCGAAGTCTGTTGACGGGTTAAAGGTCCTTGAAAAGGGAGTCGACACCACGAAGACAGAGGTTGTAGACAATATTGCGAAGTCTCTCGAAGGGATGCCCGCTCCATTGCGTAAAGCAAAAGTTGCGAATGTTCTTTTTGAGGATGGCGTAAAGAAGGGGCTCTTAGGAGCAGAGGATGTAGCGGAGTATGAATTCTGTGGCCGTATCAAGGACTCTGAAAAACGTCGTGTTTCAGAAGTCATTGTGCGTAAGGCTCTTAACGAAGGTACTTTGGTATAAACAAAATTAATTAACGATATGAGGAGGAACAAATGGATGTGAATACACTTTTCGGCCCTGATGCTTTTGCCGCTGATACGGACTTAGTCGATAATCTGACTAAAGCCCTTACAGCTGGCTATGGCTACGAGGGTGCGCCCGGTTCTTTAACGGGTGGTGGTGCGTTACAGGTTGAATCGTTGGACAATACGTTGAAGTCAGTTACATGGTCTTATCAGCATCTTAAATTTTGGCCCGTCATTCCGAAAGATAAGGCGTTTAACACGGTTGAGCAGTTCAATCGTCAAACGACTTATGGTTCGCAGCAAGAGGGTGGTTTCTTTGACGCAGAACTTGGGTTCTCGCCTCAGCCTCAAGATGCTAACTTCTTTCGTGACTACCAGAAGGTGCGTTACATCGGAACTCAGCGTTCCGTTACGCATCCGTTAACTCTGGTTCGCACAGCGCATGCTCCGGCAGTCGCTTTGCAGATCAAAGCTGGTACGATGTGGATTTTAGAACAGATGGAACGTCAGTTGTGGATGGCGAATGGTTATTTTCAGAATGCTGCCGATGGTACGTACACTGGTAATACGACTGCCCTCCCAGCTTCGTCTTTGAAGTTTAATGGTGTGGATCAGCAGATCCGTTCCGGTATCTCGAATCCAAAGGTTCAGTACACTGGTTTCGACGGATACGGCCCGGCTCTTTCCCCAGTTAAGGATCAGGCTGGTTCGGTTCCTGATGAAGATGATATTACGGATTGGGCATATGTGCAGGCTGCCAACTTTGGCGTTCCTGGAACGGCTTTCTGGCCGCTCAAGGCTCTCGCTGACGTTAGTCGCACGATGTTGCCAAAAGAACGTATTGTTCCGCCAGGACAAGAAGGACGCGGTGGTTTCTTGATGTCTGAGTTCATCGCTGGTTCTGGTGTTTTTAAGATGGCTGGTTCACGTTTCTTGGAGCCTAAGCGTTCTCCATTAACCGCAGCTTCATCTGGTTACACGGATCCGTATGGCGTTTCGTCTTATAACCCGCCTGCGACTCCAGTTTTAATCGCTGTTGGTGGTCTCGCAACTGATTCAGGTGTTGAGGCGGATGCAACTTCCACTCTTGCTGCTGGTAACTTTTATTACAGGGTTGCTGCAGTGAATAACGTCGGTGAGTCGCTTGCTTGCTCCGATCCGGGTGGTGTGCTTGCTGATTTACTGATTGCAGTTGCTGCTGGCCAACGCGCTAAGATCGCAATTGCGCAGCCTCTTGCTGGTGCGGCACCTTCGCATTACGCGATTTATCGTTCCAGTGTTCAGGGGTCTGGTTGGGAATTCATCGGCTTTGTTGCCCGTGAGGTAAACCCAGCTGTCCAGACCTATTTCCGTGATATTGGTGCAATGCATCCTGGCCTTGGCCATGCATATCTCATGCAGATGGATGCTGATAATATCGTTTGGCGTCAGTTAGCGCCATTGATGAAGATGGATCTGGCGATCATCGGTCCTGCGTATCGTTGGATGCAGTTGCTCTACGGTACCCCGATTGTGTTTGCTTCGCTTCACCACTCGATCATGGATAATATTGGTCGTGCGTAAGGCTTAAGAATAATGATAGCTCAAAAGGGGGCGGGGGCGAAAACTGCCCCGCCCCTTTTAAGCATAAAAATAAAAGGAGCAGTCATGGACGCTAAAAACATGTATGAGACAGGCAATCTTTCATTGTGTCCTTACTTGGCGATGAATGGTCTTAAATACGTTGGTATAAAAAAACAAAATACGAGTAAAAAGTATATATTCATTTTTGAAGATGATAAGTTTCAGGGCACAGATTTAGCGATGGGCTTTTTAAATAGTGATGAAAGAAAATATAAGAATTTTTGGAGTTACTTCAGGAATGAATTAGCGAATGCCTCAATAAGTGCTAGAGGAGAGCGTTTAGAGAAAAACTCTAAGATGAGTTATGGGGACCAAGATCTTGACCTTGATAGGAGATAATTATGGTAGATGCATTGACTGCTCTGCAAAGAAGATTGCTCAATAAATACGACCCGGCTATGTCTAAAGTTGATCTAGCTGCTTTGTTGGAACGGGCTCTTGAGAGTGGCGGTGCAATTTATGGTGAAGCTGAGGATGTGATTTATGTGAACCCAGCTGCTGCCGATAATGGTGACGGCTCTCCAGCTAACCCATTTAACAATTTGGTAGACGCCAATGCTGCTGCTCGTCTTTGGGACACTATTATAGTTCAGGGTTCCATTGATTTTCAGTGGCCAGGTGATCCATATGCGTCTGCTCCATCAAGCGCCACCCAGATTGATGATTTTGTATTAAAGAGTGGCACAAACTACCACTTCTTTGGCTCATTCTTTATTTCTGGCAGGTGCCGTTGGGACGAAGGCCCCTGGGCTGGTATTTGGGGCACAAGAGTTGACGGCCACGGTTCTTATTATTCAATTAATGCTGGACAACTTTCTGGTACAGATGCTTGGCTTGAATTGGCCAACACAGAGAAATTTGCGGTGATATTTGAGAATTTAAATATGTTCTTCGATGGGTTTGAATTATTACATATTGATGACATTATAAATGTTGAAAGTGGGGCCATATGTGGGTTACAATTTGATAATTGTAAGATTAACATAGAAGATGCCACTACATTCATGGTCAGTGAATCTGTTAGTAGTGCTGTTACTGTGAATGGTGGGCTCATAGAAGGTCAGCGTAGAACAATCTTTGATTGTACTGATGGTCAAATTAATCTTAATGACAATGCTCGTATAATAAATACGGGGGTGTTTAAAGAGACCATTGAAATTCAAGGTTCCGCAGTGTTGACGGTTAAGGGGGCCACTGTTGAAAACAAAGGAACCCCACCAGCTGTTTATATGGACGGCCCAAATACTACTTGTAAGGTAGATGCTTCAAGTCTAATTAAAACACAGGGTACAAATGCATTGACCAGGGACAACCCATCGGCGGACATTTATACCGCTCCAGTTTTTTCTGGGAATCTTGATATTGGAATTGGGCCCAAAATTTCGCTTGGTGAAGGTGCTACATATGATTATGTGGCTGGTGATCCCGTAGCATTGGGGCTTTTCGGTACGTCTGGCCAGTTAGCGACAGACACAACGTCTGGTCCTGGGTTTAATTCATACATTTGTATAGGAAACAACAATTGGACTATCTTGCCATAGTTGTTTAGGAGGCATTAGTATGCCAGGAAATCTTTCTTTAAGAGTAATCGGTGATTTAGGCGAATGCAATGTGCAGACTTTTGAGTTCTATCCGGGAGAGGATAGGACGATGACTTTTCAACTCTATGGTGTTGATAACGATCAAAGGATTTGTATCTCGGCTACCGCTGTGAAAACGATGTATCTGCCTGGGACACCGAATACTCTTCAGGTTAATGATGCCGATATTACTGTAAATGCGGATGATTCGAGTATTTTTTCTTTTGCGGTGACAGCCGCTATGAGTGAGTTGATGATTTCAGGGTCTGTTCAGTTCAATTATGTTGTCGGCGCTATTACGAGAATCGCATACTTAGAGTATGGGCAGAAGAGGCTCGTGCCTCTAGCGGGGTAATATGTCTGAAACTACGATAATCTTTCCAGAAAATGCTGTTTCTACGCCGGGTTTTGATCGTTTTGAGTCCATGGTGACGGCTAAAGATGTTTGGAGCCGTTATCTCCATGGTGTTGATGTGCGTGATAACACTGGTGATGAGTTGTCTGAAAAGACAACTGAATTTGCTATTGATGCCGCGATTTCACTTCTTGAGCATGATCTTGAGATGACGATTACACCAACCGCGTATGCTGAGGATCATGATTACAAGATGGAAGATTACTGGAACTGGGGCTTCCTGCAGATGCAGCATAAGCCCATCATCAGTGTGGAGAGTTTTGAGCTGACAATTGATCCAGCGAATGCGAACATCCGTTATCCTAATGATTGGGTCAGGATTCAGCGAATGGCTGGTCAACTTCAGGTGGCTCCTATCTCTGGTGCTGTTGGGGCTTTCAATATCGGGAACATGTCGTTTTTACCACGACTTTTAATGTTCAACTCTACATTCCCGAACTTTTTCCATGTGAACTATACCGCTGGTTTTGAGCAGAATAAGATGCCTAAGCTCATAACACAGGCTATAGGAATTTTGGCTGCGCTTGATATTTTGAATATTGCTGGTGATCTTGTCCTCGGTGCTGGTATTGCTGCGACATCGATTGGTATCGATGGTTTGTCCCAGTCAATTACGTCTACTGCTTCAGCTGAAAACACAGCTTATGGAGCTAGGATTAAACTGTACCAGGCTCAGATGAAAAAGATCATGGGCGTTCTCAGGAAATATTACGGGAAAACTGTTAAACATACGGTGTGCTAATGAAAAATTATCTTGGACCTACATTATTAGATTTGTATGGGATGCGCCCTCTGAAGAAGGCCCGAAGCAAGTTTACCTTGGACGAGGCCAAAGCAGTTGGTGCTTCTGTCGGTATCGATTGGGATAGCTCCCCATTTGATGCTGAACAGTTTCTGATGGGCCTTAATGTGGAATTAGAGCATGGGCTGAAGCATCCTGACACCAATGTCACGAATGATGATGAGATTGCTACAGGTAAAATTGCTTTAGTTCATTTGAATGAAAAAGCTAATTATTATGATAAATTGAAGCTCGTAGAGAAAGCCTTTCTTCGTGCTTTGGATGCTGAATTTGATAAGTACCTCAATAAAAGCTTAAGCCAGAGGATTTTAGTTCCCCATGATTTTGTGGATAAGTTTGGTGGGTTTTTAGGAATTGAGAAATCCGCCAGAGGTGAAGCGAAGCCTGGGCATCGCTATATTCGCAGAGAAGGTGTCCCAGGAAACTATACCTACATTTATGAAGAGACCGACGATACTATTGGCGGCGAAGAAGCTATCCCTCAGAAACTCAAAAAACTGCTCCTTGAGTACAAGGAAGCAAAAGATAATGGGGAAGAAGGTGTGGCTGAGAAGTTGAAGCAAAAGATTAAAAATAACGCTGGAATCCTCAAATTGGACCTTAAGGATAAAGACCGTAAAAAAGCAATGTGGGAAATGACGAAAGAAGAGTTTGTGTCTTTTGCCACAAAATTGGACGATGAACTCTCTGATGCCAGAGGTTTAATGACAATGCATGAAGAAATAGTGTATGATGCTATTGTTTTTCAGGGGGTTGCTGTCCCAGATAAGGTAAGAGAAGAGTACCCGCAATTTAAGGACTTAAAAAAGAAAGAGTCTGAAAAGGGTGAGGCGAAAGATGATAAAGAAGATAAAAAAGGGAAAGAAGATTAAATTAAGTAAGAATTTTTGGTCCGATGAATGGGACTGTCATTGTTCCCATAGGGATTGCACTCATACTTTTATTTCAACTGATTTGGTTAAGGAGTTGCAGAAAAAAAGAAGTGAGTGGAAGAGAGCCATTGTTTTGTCAAGTGGGTATCGTTGTCCTTATTGGAATAAGAAAAAGGGTGGTGCCAGGAAGAGCCAGCATCTTTTAGGAACAGCCGCTGATATTGCGGTCGCTGGCAAGAGCCCATCCTGGGTCGCAGATAACTGTGAGGACTTTAATGGACTCGGTCGTTACCCGAAGCACGGTTTCACACATGTCGATGTCAGAGGTGGCAAAAAACAGCGATGGAAGGAGCGGTAAATGTCTGCCAAAAAAGTAGATAATGATAAGAACCCAAGAGGGCAAGATCGCCCTAAAGATGGATCTGGAGCTGGGCAAGGTAAGCCTGGTGGCCAACGTGGTGGGAAAAACACCGAAGATTGCCTTGATGGAGGGCCTGGTCATGGCCAAGGCGGTGGGCGAGGCAAAGGCACGGGGAGAAAAGATTCTAAGAAAAGAGCTAAAAAAGCTTTTGAATATATCCGTGAACTATTAAAAGCGTATCAAGAGAGTTCTGATGCCCTTCTTTTAGCCAGAATTTATGATCTTATGGATGATATTAAAAAAGGAATGGAGGCTGATGATGAAAAAGAGTGAAGAAATTGGTGCCCCAGCGAATGCTCTGGGCAATCCTTCTTTTAAAGAAATGATTTTTAGAGAGTTTTACAGCCATTTGGCTATCGTGGAATCTCAGGTCGAGATTCATGGATCTATGTGGGATTATCCAGTGTCGAGTATTGCGATTGATGCTGACGGTAAAGAAACGAAAGACAAGGATTACGGCAAATACAAAGTAATGTTGACCATGTACGCCACGAAAGCCCATGAGGGGTTGGGGATGTGGGAAACCAACTATGAACCTCCGTTTGTTGCGCCCACAAGTGGCTATTATCAGGATGAATGGAGCAACATTGAGGGCAATGCTCCGCTACCTGCATCTGGATGCAATTGCCCGGTTTGCAGCGTCAAGGTGAAGAAAATTGATCAGTGGGACGAGATTGATACTGCTATTGCAGCAGCCGCTATTGATTTTATGAAAAAGTGGTACGAGGATCCCAAAATTGAGAAGGAAGAATACAAGGCCACGGTCTCCAGGAGAGGAGTGAAAAAATCTATGAATAAACTATTAACAATCGTGAATAAGATGAAGGACTCCGGTAAGACGAATGACGAGATTAAGGATGTCGTTCGTAAGGCGTATAGTAACGTCGGCGATGTGGAACTTTTTGGTAAGAGTGATTACGAATTGTTCCCCATGAGAGATAGCTTGGAAAAGCCGCTCGACGATTTTTATGAGTCGAATGGCGTTTCTGTCACGACTGATATTTTGGATTTTTCTAATCTTTTGGAAAAAAGGTAGAAAAGTAATATGGCGAAGTACGACCCACAGAAGGCGTCGAACAATCTGTACCCTGCACCGAATTTGTATTCACCTAAATTCCGTGGTGTGCAACTGTATCAGGAGAAGTTTAACGCCGTATTAAATGAATATGGGGTTAGGATTCGCCATGAGAAGGTGGCGTTGTGCCCCAATTTAGTCGGGAATGTTGACAGCAATTACCATGAATTAAATTGTACGTTATGTGAGAATAGTTTCGTGCATTTTGACCCGCAGGAGTTGTGGGGGCTATATCAGCAGAATGCTTTGGTGGAGTCTTTTTTCTCTCAAGGTATGTGGGATAAGGGTGTGGCAGTTATAACACTTCCCAGCCATAAAGAAGGGGATCCTAGTTATCAGTATTATTTCGATTATTTTGATAGGATAACTATCCTGGATTTTGAGGAAAGATTCTATGAGATAATCAATAAATCAGATGGCGATAAAGATAACCTTCGATATGAGGCGTTGTCTGTCCAATTTTTGAGGACTGTGTCTACTATATTTGAGTTCCGTAAGGATTTTGACCTCGACACAGATGGGAACATTATTTGGATTACGAATAATAGGCCTAAATATGACTTAGAAAGAGGGATTGGTGAGGCTTTTACAATTTCGTATTTGAGAAGGCCTGTGTACCGGATTGTTGAGATGCTTCATGAAGGGCGTTACAGTCAGAAGTTTTTTAAGGAGCCTGAACGTATCCCCGTGAGGATGCCTCAACAGGCCATCATGAAAAAAGATTTCCTTATTGATAAAGACGGGGCTGATCAACAGGGGAGGGTTTCTCAGGTAAGCGGCGGATCGGTGGTGGCCCCATGATGAAAATGGATTTTGATCAAAAAGAAATAATGGATTTCATGGGTGGCCTTCAAAAGGACATGAAGGACGAAATGGATGCCCTTGTGGATGATATGACTTCCGCTGTATACGAGTTCGGCAGGAATTATGTCTCTGGGGAGCTTTCAACAACCAGAGATTTTTATCTTTCTAATTTCAAAAAAAGGAAGGTCAAAAAAGGTGAATACATAATTACACTGGCTGATAAGGCGGCTCATCTTGAAAATGGGTACGCTGGCTTTGATCTTACTACGGCCCTTTTAAAGGGTAGAGAATATAGGGTTATTCCTATTTCTATATTTGAAGCTACTGATTCTGGTATTAAGCAAGTGATAAAGGCCTATGGGTATAAGACTCAAAAACTAGCCAAAGATAAGGCCCAATTGATGAGGACCGCACAGTCTTCGCAGGTTCGTAGTCTGCTGCAAAGGCATAGCCTGTATAAGACAAAAACGCACCCATCGGTGACCACTCAGTCGGCCACATCGAAGAATCCTCGTAAGAGGGCTGGTGGGTCGCCAAAGACGGGGTATGTGGGCAGACTTCCCACAATTCCCCACACGGCTCCTTTTTCTAAGCAAATTAACCCTGGTTTGGCGAATATCTCGAAGTATCAATTTGTTCAGGAAAGAGAGTCTTATGTTCGGACGGCTGAAGGAGGGCTTGAGAAGGGCCAGATGCCGTTCAGTAGAGCAAGGTATGTTGTTTTTAGAACTATTTCAAGGAAGCATCCTTGGCGTCCACACCCTGGATTCTCAGGTGTGCATGCTTTTGATAAGATGGCGGAATTTTTGACTGCTAATAGTGGGGACAGGCTTTTAAATAAGATTTTGAAATGATAAGGATTAAAAATTTTTCTTTTTTTGGGGTATAATTATTAAATGGATGGAGTCCCTTTAACAGAATTTTATATTGAAGCCTTCATAAGAGAGGGACTTCAAGATCTTCGTAATGATCCTACGAAGATTGACATGCTTTTTGCCAGGTTTTTGACGCCTATTTTAAGGGCACAGTATGGGCAAAGAGCTATCGATCTTTTGAAGGAATACATTATGAATGATTCCGTCAGTGTGGTGCAGGCGTGGACGTTGGCTCCTGAAAAAGTACCATGTTACAGCATCAATATTATAGATACGGCAGAAGATCCGGCCAGAGCCTTTTTTGATGACGATGCTGGCTGGTCAAGGTTTGATACTACGCCTACGACGGTAGCCACTTTTGTTACCGACTCTTATGATAGCGTTGCGGGTTATGTGCATGTGGCTGATTCTGTTGATTTAAGCACATTATACGTAGGCCTTAATTATGTTGATCCTGCCGGGAGCAGATTCCCCATTCTAGGGCCTATCTTGAATACTGTTGGCGACAAGAAATTTGGCATCGGTGCGAATTTAACTGCTTCGGTAGGAGCTTCTACGGTTGAGGATAACGTATCGTTTTATGTTGTTCCTCACCACGAGACTCCTCTTTTAGAAACCGTTCAAATTGGTATTCATGCTGCAGATAATACAAATCTTTGTAAATATTTGTACTATTTACTGTTATACTTCTTTCAGAGCAAACGCTTGGCGATGGAAAAGATTGGGTTACAGATCCACACTTTCACTGTCAGCGATTTTGTGAGAATTGCAGAGTTGTTGCCTGATAATGTTTTGAATAGGTTTGTTAATTTAAGGACTTTGACTTGGTTTGGCTGGAACACAGAGATTTTTTCAGGTATTCCGGGTAGTGCTGGTGTTAATGTTAAAGTCGACAAAGATGAATGGATTAAGGGTGGGGATTACACGGTTTTAACAACTGACGAGAATGACGAGTGAGGTTAATATGACGGAAGATATAAAAGCGAAGCCAGTGGTTAAGCCTGTAGAGGTTAAGAAGCCTGTAGAGGTTAAGAAGCCTGTAGAGGTTAAGAAGCCTGTAGAGGTTAAGAAGCCTGTAGAGGTTCCTAAAAAAGCAGTTGGGGGCGGGCAGACAAACCCTTTTGCAGTTTCCGTAGATGCTTCAAAAGTTGAGGGAACAAAAAAGAAAACGAATTTCCATGGGTCTCCGTTGCTGGCATTTGATGGATACTTCGAGATTTTAAAATCAGAGAATCCAAAAATAAAAGAACATCATAGGGAACCGATTAAAAAGTTCGTAACGGAGAGTGGTGTTTCAACGGATACAAAAGAGAATTTTGATAAGATCATGTTGAAATACTAATAAAAACTTCAATGGGATAGGAGATAATTATGGCTATTATAACACAGTTTCACGGTGCACAGATTACAAAGCCAGGGGGATATTCCTACATCGACGTAGAATTAAATCCACAGCCTCTTTCTGCGGCTGGGATCGTCGGCGTTGTGGGTGAGGCTCTTGGTGGGGCACCGGGTTTGACTGATGGGGTTCAAACTTTTGCGAGCACCCAGCTTTATGACATTGTCCAGAAATATGTAAGTGGCCCGATTGTGGATGCTGCTCGCGCTCTTTTGGCTCCGAGTAAGGACCCAGATATTCAGAACGGCGCGAATACGATAAAAGTTTATAAAACGAATGCATCGGCGTTCTCTTCTGGTTCCGCTGTTCAGATGGACGATGCTGCGGTTCCGTTAGCGATTTTGACTTTTGACTCGAACAATTATGGAATCGACGAGAACAATGTCAATTTTTACGAAACAGAAGGCACGACATCTGATGATCAAGCTTCAATGACAAGCGGGGTTATCGCCCTTCCTGTGACAATTGTTATTGGTGAAACACTTGTGTTTACCGTTGCTGGTGCAGCTTACACTTTCACGGTCCCCGCTGGTGGGGCTGGTCCTCATGCGACGGTAGTCCCAGTTCTAGCTATGTTGAATGATGCTGCAAATTGGGCACCATCAAAACCTGCTGTTGCCACGGCAGTTGGCACCACAAAAATCAAACTTACGGTAGATACTTCTTTAGCGGCTTTTGATGGTTATGAGAGTATGCACGAATATGCCGAGACTTATCTCAGTGGTGATGGTCTTGAAGAAGATCTTAATTTCAGGAAACCAGTTGCTTTTGCCACCAACGGAACAGTTGGCGGTACGTTTACTGTCGCGGCTCTTGCTAATTTAGCTGCGAATCAGTGGACTCAGATTGGCGCAACGGCTCTCGCGACTCTCAATGTTAAGATTACATCGATCACGGGAACGGGACCGTATACGATCACAGTGGATAATGGTCTCACGGACTTGAGTCTTTATACCACTGTTGCAGCATCGTATATTTTTGATGCCCAGACCGCAGTCAATTCTTTGACCTTAGAAGTGACAAAGGGAACTGCTGGTTGGTCCAGAGGGCAGCGTGGAAGCCGTATCTTCTTTATTAAGAAGAATACGACTCTTGAAACTATTTCTGAGAACGCAAATGTTCCTGTGTTCCGCATCATGTATATCGGTGCTGGAACGGCTTGCACGATGAAGATCTTAGACTCTGGTGGAACTCGTAAGTTAACGACCACTGTTACTGGTGGCCCAGGTTCAGAAGCTCTCGACATCACACTGTCTAATCATAATACCATCCAACAGTTAGTTGATTACATCAGTAATTTTAACGCTGGTGCTTCTTACACCTGTTACACGGATTATTATAATGCTGGTACAGTGAGCCCGCAGGATCTTGATTTTTACAATGATATTGATATTCGTAACTTCCCGCTTGATGTGAAAACGGCTATTGCGGATATCCTGGCTAATATTAATACTTATTCTAGCCTGATGGCAGCCACTCGTGTGTCGAATATTTATGGTCAACTTGCGTTGATTTCTTCGACGGCTCGTAGGTTTTTGAGTGGCGGTGTCAATGGGGCAACGACTAACAGTTTGGTGCAGACGGCATTTGATGCTCTGCTTTCAGTGGATTGCGATATCGTGGTCCCACTGTTTAGCCAGAACGCTTCTGCCGATATTTTAGATGGGTTAACGGATTCCAGTTCTTCGTACACAATCAGTTCTGTCAACGCCATGGCGGATTCTCATTGCCGAATGGCTTCGAGTACATTGAATCGAAGAGAACGCACCGCGTTTGTGGCGTTGAAAGATACGTATGATGCTTCAAAGACAGCCGCACAATTAATGAATAGTGAGTTTGTCTCTATGGTTCTCCAGGATGTATATACTCTTGATGGAACCGGAGCGACTCTTTGGAAGAATCCCCATGTATTTGCGGCGATGTGTGCTGGCATGGAAGCTGGGGCTGAGATTGGTATGCCACTTACGAAAAAGGCGCTGAATTGTTACGGTGTCAGGCATTCAACTTTTGACCCGCAGACTCAATATGCTGATGCTATTACGAACGGGTTGTTTTTCGCTGAACAAGGTGACCAGGGTGGCGTGACCATCGTTTGTGGCAACACAACCTATCAGAGAGACTCTAGTTTCGTTTGGAATCGTCGATCTGTTATCCGGGCATCTTTCTACACTGCGAAGACGTTGCGTTCTCAGCTTGAGTCTACTTTCGTTGGAAAGTATCGTTCAGCTGGTGCTTCGTTGGCATCTCAGATTAAATCGGTTTCTCAGTCCGTACTGTCTGCGCTTCTGACCGCCAATATCTTGGCACCAGACGCAAAGAACGGTGGTCTTGGCTATCGTGGTCTTAAGGTCACGATTACCGGAAGTATTGTCACCTTGTACGTGATTGTGACCCCAGTTGCTGGGATTGATTTCGTGTTAGCGAACATTACGCTGGCACCAATAAATGATATTGCTTAATACAATATGATGAAAGGAGTTCAATATGGCAGAGAATCTTTCAGGCTCCACGGTATCTGAGGGCATTAACCCTTCTGCTGTTATCACTGGTGCGAAGGTGCGATTCCTTCTGGGTGATATAGCTGTTGGATATGCACAGGCTGTGAACTACAATATTAACCATGAATTAGTGCCTGTTTATGGCTTGGATCGGCTTTGTGCTTATGAGTACGCAGAGGTTGGGTATTCCTGCACGTTCTCTGTGAGTAGATTCAGAGTTCCGAAGGATAACAGAAGTTCTACTTCTGCGAATGCTGGTTCTTTAGGCTCCCCAGTTGAATTAGGCTGGCAGTCTAAGATCCAGAACATGCTTACTCAGGGTTGTATCCGCGCTGAAATCTATGATAAGAGTGGTGAGCAGATGATCCTCAAGGTTGATGGTGTAAAAATGACTTCACGGTCTGGTACTATTTCGGCTCGTGATCTCGCTACAGAGACCTTGGATTTCGTCGGACTTATTGCTTATGATGAAGCCGGAGAGCAGACGTTCGCTTAACAAGAAGATTTCTGGAGGGGGCGGGGATTTACCTCGCCTCCTCCATGCAGTTCTTAAAATAATACATACAACATAAAAAAAAGGAGGAGTTTATGGGCATCACGGGGCTTCCAGAGTTTTCTTTTCAATTCACTATAGATTCGGTTGGCGAAGTAACCGGGGAAAAATGGGCCGGATCTTTCACCTATGTGCGTCCCAATATTAGGGCTTTATCAGATATTGGGAGATATAAGGCTGCGTTAAATGGCGACAGTCAGGGGGTGGAGGCGCATGTCCATGCCATGAATAGCGTATTGGCCAACTTAAGGTATACGCTCGTTGATTACCCTAGATGGTGGTATGATGCTGGCTACGGGATAGAACTTTATGATTTAAATGTTATTCTAGATATTTATACGAAGTGTGAGGAATTTGAGCGTAAGTTCGAGAAAGAAATTAAGGAAACCGCTCAAAAGAAACCTGAAAACAAATGA